AACACTTCCTGGTGGATGGGTTGCCTCATCTGTTGGTAATGTTCTTGTTTTCAAGACCTTAACTCACGGTGCAGACGCTCGCATCAGAGTCAAGTACACAAGCACAGCAGCAGAAGCATTTGGACTTTCAACAACAACAGCTTCAGGTGCATCACCTGAGGGTTCTGCTGATGATGTTTCAACAGCTTCTTACGGCGTTGTTACAGGTGGAGACAACACAGATAGCACAGTATCCTTCACTCTACAAGCTGACTCGGCTGGTATTGACGGAAATCAGACTCAGGTCAAGATTATCGCCAATTCCCGTGAGAATCACTTCAACGTCGAAGTTTACAACAATGGTGTTCAGGTAGAAAGCTGGGGACAAATAACAAAGAATGACCAAAGCTCATACTATGTTGAAACATACTTGTCACTAGTTTCTGACTACATCCGTGCAGTAGACAACACAGACGTTGCATCCGGACCTCTAGGTGGCGTTTACGATCTAAGCGGCGGAACAGACGGAATACCATCTGATCCAGATCGTCAAGATGAGCTTCTCATTGGAAGCCCAGTCGCCTCAACCGGATTGTATGTTCTTAGCGAACCAGAACAAGTCGATATCGATTTGATCGCTGTTCCAGGTCACTCAAGCACATCAGTTGTAACAGAGATGCTAAGATTCTGCCAGGACTACAGAATGGATTGCATGGCAATCGTTGATCCCCCATTCGGTTTAACCGTTAAGGAAATCATCGCATGGCAGAACGGACAACACCCACTTAACCTCACCAGATTCGACTCCGACTTCGGTGCTCTATACTGGCCGTGGGTTAAGATTCGTGATAACTTCAATAGATTGGACGTTTGGGTTCCACCATCCGGCTCAATCCTTGCAGTCATCGCAAGAAGTGACTTCCTTGCTAAGCCATGGTTTGCACCAGCCGGTCTAAACCGCGGAATAGTACCAGGTGTCACCGATGTGTACGACCGTCCAACATTAGCAGAAAGAGACCTAATGTACGGCAACCGCAATTGCATCAACCCAATTGTACAATTTGTAGACGTTGATGGATTCCTAGTTTGGGGCCAAAAGACCCTACAACGCAGACCAACAGCTCTAGACCGTGTAAACGTTCGCAGACTAATGTTCTACATAGAAAAGAGAATTAGAGCAGCCGTAAGAGGCCTCTTATTCGACCCAAATGATGATATATTCAGAAAGACCTTCGTATCTATATGTGCCGGAATACTAGAGGACGTAAAGAGAGGAAGAGGTCTCACCGACTACTTCATCAAAGCAGACGATGAATTGAACACACCTGACGTGATCGACAGGAATGAGTTTAGAGCACAAATTGGAGTACAGCCAACCCGTGCAGTAGAATTCATGTTCATTGAGTTCTCAATTCATAGAACCGGAAGTTTTACGGAGAACGCAAACTCAACCTTCTAATCTTATAAAGCAGCAAAAAAGGAGAATTAAAATATGCCAAATAATTTCGCACCAGGTGCTAAACTTAATGACATGGGTATGGACGCACTCGGTGGAGACAATGTAGTTTTCAAGAGGAAGTATAGGTGGACCTTTGAGCTAAAGACAAATTGCTCAGGTGGTCGTATACCTCCCTTCTTCGTGAAAGTAGCATCCAGACCCAATTTGACAATTGAAGAAACTGAAATCAACTTCTTGAACAGCAAGATGTGGATTCCAGGCAAGGCTAGCTGGGAGACCATCACAGTTACCTTCTATGACCTCGGTGGACCGGATACGGCTCAGGGAGCAACAGCCTTGTGGAGCTGGCTTGCTACGACCTACAATTTCACAGGTCAGCAAGTTCCTTATTCACAATCATCCAAGAAGGGCCAAAGAGGCGGCGGTGGAAACGGTTACGCAGCTACTGCTTACTTGGACCTGTACGATGGTTGCGGAACCTCAATGGAATCATGGGAACTAAACCACGTTTGGCCCCAAGCTGTTAATTTCGGAGAACTAGATTATTCTTCATCAGAAGAGGTTACACTAGAGCTGACATTGCGTTACAGTGAAGTACAGTACACCCCACGTTGCGGTGGAAGCGTCACTCCTTGCTGCGCAGGTTGCTGAGATTTGGCAGTATTTTAATCGGAATATAAAACCTCGTACTTATCTAATAGATAAGTACGAGGTTATTTTTTGGAGATTAATGATGGCTAGAAGCACAATGGGTCCGGATTTTGGATTAGGCGATGATGATGTGTGCTTTAAAAGAAAATTTAGATGGCTTTTGATAATACCCGAGGTAAGTGCAGAAGGAATAAACACGCTACCGCCTTCGAAGTCTGCAAGGCCAAGCTTGAGCTTTAAAGAAATGGAGGCTCAGCATGTTTCTGAGACAATATACTTTCCTGGTAAGCCTGAGTGGAAGCCGATAACTCTATCTTTATATGACATTAAAAAGCCTAGACATCCTGTGATGGAATGGATTAAGAAACTCTATGATCCTCAACGGGGGTACTATAGCTATTCATGTGAAGAAGGGTTTAAAAAAGATAGAGCGACTTTAGAGCTTTATGATGGCTGTGGACAAATAATAGAAACATGGATATATGAAAACGTTTACCCCCAAAACATAGAGTTTGGGGAGCTAGACATGCAAGCAAGCGAAATCTTAACGTGCGACTTAACTCTAAGATATGATAGAGCCTACGTACAATAAGGTTTATTCTTCATCCTTATCTAATGACATCTCTTTGTTTAAGAGTCTTTGGCAGGCTGCTATTGCGTCCTCAAGGTCTTTAGGCTTGCACTTAAGTACTCTGCAGGCACCGCTTTTGTTAAGTCTACCTTTTTTGGTATAAACTTTAGCATCATTCAACAAAAATGCATCAACTATCTTGCCAAAACCATTATCTATTAACTTTTGTATAAGCTCTTGGCTTTCTATTTGATCGAATGGATTGTTCTTCATTACTTGTTCCAAATATACAATATATTGTACAGTCTGACTTTAAATAATCAAGTGTGATTAATCATTAGAGATATTGTGCTTCTTAAAGATGCCTTTTTTGCCTTGTGGTTGCTGCTTTTCATTTTGGATCTTTATCCATTCTAGATACCTTTTCTTAAGCTCGTTATAATTTCTTGCTGTTCTGTACATTTGCCTAAAATGATTTAAGATACAAGTTGTCATGTAGTTAAAGGCCTTACCCTTTTCAGGGTCGAACCTATCTATTTTTTCAAAGCATATCATAACGCCTTCTTGAACAGCGTCATCTATGTCTATTAAATTAAACTTTGCATAACGCACAATATTCTCAGACAAAGTATAAAAAGCTATAGCCAACTCTTTTTGAGAATCTTGATAATTTAAAGAGGCTGTGTAGAAATCTTTTTCAATGTTTACCCAAGAATCAGGCTTTTTATAAGTTCCTCTTATTTTAGTCTTATCTTCTGTGTCCTTTATGTCCTGTATAAAATATTGGTATTTTACTTTTTGCTTCTTGCATTTCTGAAATTGTATGATGAGTCTTTCAAAGGTTTTATTGTTTAAGTACTCAGTTGACATTAATCTCCTTTGACTCGTTGGCCCAAAGCTTTATTCTATCAACGGCTTCTTCCTTAGCCTCAACATACCAATCCGAAACCAAGTTAAAATAAGACTCACTGTAAAGCTTCCCACTAGTAAAACTTCTAAAATGGTCTATATTATTATCCTTTTTTCTTTGAAAGTTTAACTCTTTTCCTATTAAATAAGGCGTTATGTTATTCTTTCTAAGAATGTAGTTTCCCAAAATCTCTGTGTCTGGCCATCCTGGCCTAGTTGGGCAAGGTTTGTAGTCAACAATATCATAGTAATTCGCCAACCTTCTTAAACTCCAGCCAAAACCTATTTTGTCCATCACGGGCATGTGGTACATGGTCGCGGTGTGAGAAACCATACCTTTCCAGTCCGAATGCTTTCTAGGGCTAATTTCGTACCCAACAACAGGGGATTTTGAGGGACAGACACTCAGCAGATCTTCCAGAAAGTCCCTTTTCCTCAAAAAGCAATCAGCATGGGTAGCAAACAAAAACTCAGTCCTACAGGCAGAAAATGCAAAGTCCATAGCTATTGCTGGGAAGTCTGATGGGTGCATTAGACCATTAAACTTAAAGCAATGAACTTCAACATCATCATCCCTTAATGACTCTATTTTTGAAAGTTCGTCCGCAGAAGAACCAGTATCTACGATTGTAATAAAAGGCTTTTCAGTCTGGAGTCTTAATAGTTCTATACAAAGAGAAACAGGCTCAAATGTGTCTAAACAAGGTATTACGGCGGTTACTTTGTGATCCCAAGGTTTCTTGGAACATGATCCTTCCCATGGTTTTAAGGTCTGAGGGACGTTTCTTGTTGGGGCAAAATCTTTTTTCATACTTAGTTAAGCTATGGAAGTCTATGAAATATTATTCGAACTAATTAAAAACCCAGACGCACCTAAATTCTATAGAGACTTACATAACTTCTACAGCAAGTTAGGTCTAACAAACGAGTCAGAAGCCTTTCTACACTTATTAGAGATAAGGTTTAAAAAAAATGTCCCTGACAATTAACATTCTAGTTAAAAACGATGACAAAACAATAGAGGCCACTATCAAGCAGGCTTATCCACTCTGCGACAAAATTTTGATAGGAGGTGCAGGACCTTGTGCGGACGTTGTAAAGCTTTGTAAAGGACTTAAAAAAGTAGAAATAATTAATGTGCCTTTTGAAGGAGACTTCAGTCGTGCAAAAAACTATATGATAAAACAAAACAAAGGTTGGGTCATGTTTTTAGAGCCATATGAGTCTATAGTTTCCTTTCCAGAAACATTAGACTTGTCTGATATGGACATCTGCTACAGAGTTAAAAAAATAAATGGTGATTTAATAACAAAAGAGTTAAGAATTTGGCACACAAATAAAAAGGTAACCTTTAAAAATCCAGTGTTTGAATTTGCTTATCCAGATGAAGAAGCAAAGAACTCAGAGGTCTATCTCACTAGCAATAAAGAATATCTAGATGAAGAAAAAAGTAAAATACTAAAAGATTGGAGAACTAAGAACCCAACTCATGATGAACCTTTATACTATTTATCATGCTCTAATCTTTTAGAAAAAAACTGGCGTAATTTTGTGAATACTGCGGAGACTTATTTGTATAGAAACCCAAAAAATGAAATGTCATCTTTAATGACCCGATACTACTTATCAATGGTTAAATCGTACATTAGAGCAGAATATGATTATCAGGGAGCACTAAAGTACATAACCTCTTGCATAGCAGAAAAGCCTTTAATGGCGGAGTATTGGTGTCTTATTGGAGACATATTTTACAAAAACAATGATTTACAAAGAGCTAAAAGCTTTTACGAAAACGCTATGATATTAGGATCCAGAAGAATAGACGATGACGGGTTGCCGATTGAAATTTCTAAATACAAAAAATACCCTTTAAAGATGATAGGTGCCTGCAATATCATAAAAGAAAACACACAAGTTTACAAATCAGTAAATAAAGTCTAATTCATTTATTACAACAGTAACCTGATCTTCATATCGAGCCACTGCTATTTGTTTTCTCCCTATAGGAAGCTTCTTAAGCTCTGCTTCTAATTCATGTATGCTACAGCTTATAACAGAGAAGTTGTTTTCTGCTAGTCTTTTTGCATCTTCTTCTAAGCTAACTATAGATCTGTTTGGAAAATAAGCTTGCAGCGGTTCTTTTGCTTCTGTAATTATTTTTTTGTATAGAGGTACATTACATGCACAGCCGGGATTTTGTTGGTATTTCCTTATCTCTTCTTCAAAGTCCTTAGGAAGACTTTCTCTGAATCTTGAGTCTCTAAGAGCTTGTTTCACGTCCATCAGTGTTATTGGTCTGCTCATTGCTCGCTTCCTCCTTTAGTGCTTTAGGTCTATTAGAAAATCCACATTTGGGGCACTTAATCTTTTTGGGCTGTTCTTTAGTCACAGGCTCTCTAATAGATCCTGTTGTGTAATCTATCTGCGGTATTTTTACTTGCAATGGTGACGATTTTACAAAGTAGAATCCGTCTAAATCAGAGTTCTCGTTGATTATCTTCTTAAAAGAACAGTGATCACAATAAAAAATGTACTTACTCATCTTCAGAAAGGTTTACTATTGTTGAGGCCTCTAACCAGTTTATAAATGTGGCAGCAAGATTTGCTAAAAAACCGCCAGCGCAACCACAAGCAAAAACTTCAATTGGGTCTTTTGAAATCCAAACATAACCCATAAAAAATCCACACCATGTTCCGGCACATAAGTGGCAATCAACTATTCTTCCTAGGTGTTCTAAGTTAATCTTAACAGAGGTGTTTCTTATAAAGGACCTTAGCCCCTCAAAAATTGATCCATCAACTATTAGATGTGTCATTCCAATTGAACTCAATACAAACATTGCTAGATTCATAATACCTCTATTGTATGTTTTATCGCCAAAAAGTCAAAGATACTTCTTTGCTGTTTCTAGAGATGCTGAACTCCTTAAACTCAGTAAAGCCACACAAAGTATCATTTGCTTTTATAGTGTGGTTTCTAACGATGCTGGAGCTTATTTTGTTAATTATAATTGAAGTTCCGAAATAGTCCTCTAGTCTTTTTATTTGTTCTTTCTGTAGAGAGTTCAATAGGTCTAAAACGCTTTTTGAACCTAAGCCCCCCAAAGCAGGTATCATCTTACCTAGCCTCCATTGGTCTAAAAGATGCCTAAATTCTGGTAGGATTTCGGGCATCTTTTTGTCAAAAAAAATTATTTCCTCAACATTTTTCAAATTTATTTCCATGACACTATTTTAGTTTGACCTTAAAATAAGCTAGTATAAAAGGAGAAAAAATGGCTGACGAAACTTTTAGACCAAAGAAAGCAGAAACCACAGGAGCTAATGACCTGGAGGCAGCACAATCAATGAGAAGAGGTGCAGACGGAGCACAGGCTTCAGAACCCGCTGCTGGGTTTAACATACAGGGCAACATACCACCCGAATTCGCACAGGCACTGAAGCAGGTTCAAGGTGGAGGAGCACAGGACACAGAGCAGGCAACTCCTTCAAGCAGAAGACCACAACCAAAAATGGGATCTTTTGAAAAAAGAGAAGCAAGCAGTGGTCACCTAAAAGAGTTGCTTGAGGTCATAAAAGGATCGAGTGCAGTTTACGAAGAAGTACAACTCCCCTCTAAGGGCAAGTTCTATGACGGAGAGAACGGTCCTGTCGATGGGGTGTTGCACATAAGACCAATGACAGGAGAAGAAGAACAAATACTAGCAACCCCAAGATTCGTAAGAAAAGGCCAAGCAATCAACATGATCTTCTCTAAGTGCATCAAGGAGAGCAGCCAGTTCAGGCCAGAAAGTCTTTTAACAATAGACAGAACATTCTTGCTAATTTATTTAAGAGGAATCTCCTACAGTCCAAAGTATGAAGTAGAAATTAAATGCCCAGAATGTGAAGCAAAGTTTACAACAACTATAGATCTAAATTCACTTTATGTAGAAAGCTGCCCTGATGATTATGGCCCAGTTCTCCAAGATGTATTGCCTACTACAAAGCTGCCTTTCTCTTACAGGCTTTCGACAGGACAAGATGAGCAGAACATAAATGACCATCGTGAGAGAAGAGTCAAAGCTTTCGGTGACTCCGCTGCCGATGATACATTAACTTATCGAACTGCTGAGTTACTAGAGGAGATTGATGGGATATCAAACAAGAGCGAACTACAAATATTGCTCAAGAATCTCCCAATAAGTGATGTGTCTCATGTAAGAAATTGTATAAATGAGCCACCTTTCGGTGTAGACACAAATATTTCAATCAATTGTCCTTCTTGCTTTGCTGAGTTCTCAATCGACTTGCCGCTTGAAGCAAATTTTTTCTTCCCGCGTCGCAAGAAGGGAGTCAGCCAAGTCTAGAACTTTGGAAAAACTTAGCAGAAGAAATATTCTTCTTTCAGTATCATTTACATCTTGATATGGAGAAGTCTATGCGTCTCCCGCTAAACTTACGACGCTGGATGATTGATAGATTTATCGAGCAAAAAGAGGGTGAGAACAAGGCTATGGAGAGTGCTAGAAAGAAGGCATCCAGGAGAAAGTAATAAATGTCTAAAGAAAGATATCAGAATCCAACGGTGGGTGATGAAATAAACTTACGATTGTTCACTTACAACAGTAACAACAGAACAGACGTACAGGAAATAGAAAAAGTAGAAATTTATGTACTGGACCCGCAGGAGAGATCGCAAGAAAATCCTCAAGGATTGAGGTTAATTGAAATATTTAATACAGCAGACGTTACAAAGGAAGACACAGGTCAATACCTTTTAACAATAACTGCAGCCGACCCTCTATACGTTATAGGCGATTATGTAGATAAGTGGACAGTTAAGTTTGAAGATAACGATATATGCACAGCAACTATATCTAATAACTTTAAGATATATCCGGATCTTTGGTTTACTACATCTATCCCACCAATATACGACTTTAATTTTAACTTTAGACCAAATAGGATTAGAAAAGGAACAAAGAGATATCTTCTAATACAGGTGTCTCCCAATGTGCCACGAGGTGCCGATGTACAAAACTACTACGAAAACCTTGCCATAGTCTCAGATTTAAGAGTATCGATAGAAGTTGCCTGTGGGGATTGTGTCCCCTCAGAGCAGGACTTACGTTTAATAGTAGATCGGCAACTCGTGGATTACAGAGAAAAAATGTATGCTTACTATTTCATAGACACTACTAACATGGATGTAGGAATATACAACATATGGTTCGAGCTTGCGTTTGGCGAGAATGTGTTCATATCAGAAAAAAGTTCATTACAGGTGCATGAATGAAAATATTTGTACAGATTACTTCGTATAGAGATCCTGAACTTAAACCAACAATAATAGATTGTATCAAGAAGGCAAAAAGTCCAAATAATTTAAGTTTTGGAATATGTTGGCAGCATGATGAAACAGAGGACATGAAAGAGTTTTCCATAAACCCCAAGTTCAGAATAATTGAAGTAGATTGGAAACAGAGTAAAGGCATGGGATGGGCAAAGTATCAGACACAAAAGCTTTACGAAGGAGAAGAGTTTACTCTACAGATCGACTCTCACCATAGATTTGAAAAAAATTGGGATGAATTGTTGATTAACATGCTTGAGGCGACAGGGGAA